ATGACCACCAGAGGCAGAGCGCGGCGATCCGGCGTGATCCCGTAGTGCTTGAGCCAGGCGGCGATACGGTTCCTGATGCCGGCGATACCTTCCAGCGCGCAGTACACGACCGCACCCTGATCGACCTCGCGCCCGCGCCACGGACGCCCGAGCGCAACGTGGATGGCGACATCGAGGAGCGCGAAGGTCTTGCCGACGTTACTGTCGCCATACCAGACCGACATCCCGCCCTCGACCAGCAGCCCCTCGACGAAGTCGAGCGCGGCGTCGCCCGCGTGGATCTCGTCCGCGTAGACGAGCGGGAAGTGCGTCGGCGGTCGCGGCGTTTCGACCCGTTCCTGCCGCGATGCACCCGCCGCCTCCTCCTGCCGATTTCCCGGCCCCTGGCGCGGCTGTTCCCGCCGCTTGGCCTGATAGGCCGCGACCACATCCTCCAGCGCTCCCATATCGCCCCGTTCGGCCTTGGCGGAGATCTGGGCGCACTTGGCCCGCATCTCGGGCTCGGCGTTGTCGCGGCTGATCCGTCCAGGCCGCGAGAGATCGACGCGCCGCAGGAACTGCGGCCACGCGACCTCGTAGACCTCCTCGGCGGTCGGCCACGCGCCGTTCTCGCCGGTCAACTCCAGCGCGACCGCGAAGACGGTGTCGCGCATGTACTCCTCGCGCCCATCCTCGATGGCGGGCGGCAGCACCCCGAGGCTTCCGGCACCGACCGGCGAAGCGGGCGGCGGCGACGACGCAACCCGATCTCGCGGCGTCGCCCCGATCACCGGTTCGGCACTGACGAGCTCGAGCAGCCATGCCGGCGCATCCGCGATGCCTTCGGCCAGGGTATTGCACCAGGACCAGACGTAAGGCTGTCCCGAGGCATGGACGGACGGCGGCGCGACCACAAAGCCGCCCTCGCCTCGGATGTCGAGGCCGGGTCCGATCTGCCGCGCGCTGTTGCGGATAGCCACGCCCTTCGGCGCGCGGAAATAGAGATGGAGCCCCCCGCCGCCGGTCTTGACCTCGGCGGTCTCGGGGAGGTCGTCGTGCGCCATCTGAAGTGCGCGAAGGCTATCGTCGCCGTCCTTGCCGGGTCCGACATCGACATCGAGCACAAAGATGTTGCCGCTCGCCGAACCCGTCAGAATGCCGACACCGTATCGCGCCCGGTCGCCCGACCACCACTCGGCCACCTCCTCGCGAGGAGGGCGGCGCTTCTGGAACTGCGACCAGGTCATCGTCGGATGCTTGCCCGGGCTCGCGCATCCATCGCGCGCGCCGCAGGAGCAGATCGGCTTGCCTTCGCGATGCGCGATCACGCGGTGAACCGGGATCGGCATCAGCCCCCGGTCGTAATAGTCGAGCGCCGCGTCGAGCGGCGTCTGTGGTGTCGTGGTCATGCTGCTCTCCTCCTGCGGCCCGGACAGGCCGATGCCGGGGATGTCGCCCCGGCTCGCTCGCCACTTCTGTCCGCTGGCAGGCGACGCCAGCACCAGCGCGGGGAGGGAGGACCGCGCCGATCTCGATATCAGAACTCGGTGTCGTCACCGATGGCGGGAGGCAGCGGCGCAGGAGCCGCCTTCGGCTGCGGCGGCGCGGCGATCATCGAGCCGGTGGACGGCGGCGCAACGACCGCTGCGGGAGCAGCCACGGCGACCGGCACCGGCCCCGAGGTCAGGGGCAGATCGGCGGGACGCGCGACCCAGTTGACGATCTGAAGAACGGGCTTGTAGTTGGTCGATTTCCCGCCGTTGCCCATCGCCTGAACCACCGCCTCGGTGCTCGGGCATGCCACCACCGGCAGCTTGCCTTCGCGCGCCTCGGGCGCGGCCATGTAGGCGTCGTGCAGCGCGTCAATCGCCGCCTGGACGATGCCGGCTTGCGTCAACACCTCGCGGACGTCACCGCCGGCGGTCTTCGACAGCTTGAGCATGAGCCGGACCGACCGCTTGTGATCGGGGCTCGGCTGCGGCGGCATCGGCGCGGGAACGCGCGCGAACGAGGTCGAGGGCGGCGCGCCAGCGGCGAAAAGCGCCCAGCCGATGTCGATCTGGGCCAAGTCGAATACGGCGGCGAAGCCGTTGGAGATATCGACAACGCTGTCCTTGCCATCGACGCGAAACCACCGGCCCGCGCGGGCGTCGTATTTGACGATGGGAGTGCGGTTCGTGTTGGTCGGGATACCGAGAGCCATTTCCGTTTTCCTTTTGCGTGTTGCGTTCACCTGACTGGAAAGCGCCAGTCGCGCTCCGGCTCAGAAGCCGAATAGGGCCAGCCCATTCGCACGGGTCTGAGCATCGCTCCAATAGAAACTGTCGTAATCGGGACAGACGATGGCGGCGAGTTCCTGCGGGTCCGCCGACACCGAGAGGAACTTGTCGAGTCGCCGCGCGATGTTCGCCAGCGCCGCGAGGTGATCCGCCGGGTTCTCAAGGACGTAGACGGCGGACTTCTTCGGCGTGCAGTAAGCGAACCTCATCGAGTAGTTCCCGAAGGCCCGCGCATACACCGCGCCTTGCCGCGCGTGCGCGACCTTGATCGAAGAGGGCAGCGTGCTGGAGGTCTTCAAGTCGATGATGCAGCCGTGCTGGTGGAACACGAAATCGGTGTACCCGATGCACGGCACCGGCACACCATCCAGCGCCACCTCGACGCGGTGCTGGCGTCCGTCCTCGGGGACGTCCGGCTGTCCGTAGGGCGCAAGCGCGCCCCATGCCTGGCGCAGCATGGAGTCGATCTTCGCGCGTGCGTCGGCGTCGTCGCAAAGCGCGTCGTAACGCGCCCCCGCGAGCGCCGACGCGGCCTCGATATTGTTCGCCCTCCCGAGCAGCGCCGCCTCGACGCCCGCCTCGACGGCGGTGCCAAGATGCGCGGCGGGACCGACGCGGCCTTTCTTCCCGCAGAGCCGCTCCATGACCCAGAGCGCGGGCTCGGCGGCAAACAGGTTGAGCGACGATGCGGAAACATGCGGGATACGGTGTAAAAGCAAGCCTGACATGGATGTGTCCTCGATAGGGATTGAGAGAAGGTGGCGGGAGCGACCATCGCCCTTGCATGGTAAGCCGAGGGAGGCGTTGACGCGCTGAAGCACGCTGGACCGCTTGGGAGGCGCGGCCCGCCGTCCGCGCGCAGGGAGGAGCCTCGGCCCGTCTTGTCAGATGTCGAGGCGCAGCTGCACGCCCAGCCGGTCGGCGTAGAGCCGGACCAGCGCGAGGCGTGCTTCCTCTTTCTGTCGCCGCTTCTCGCTGTGGCGCATCTGGACGACGCGCAGCAGCGCCGCGCCGTCGTATCCTGCGCTCGTCACCTCGGCCTTGAGCGCCGCGAGGTCGTCGCGGACCTCATCGGCCGCGCGAAGCACGGTCTCGATCCGGTCAGCGTATCGCGACAGATCGTCATTCGTCGTCATAGTGCATCTCCTCAAGGGTGATTTCGGCGCGAGGGTTCTCGCGGTCGAGGTGGTGATACAGGTGCATCTCGCGCACCTGTCTGTCGTTACGGTAGACGATATCCTGGAGGGCGTCCAGTATCAGGGACACATCGAGATCAGGACGCCGCGATGCGTAGTAGACATCCGCCGTCATGCGAAGGTCGCCCTCCAGCAGCGGCGAGAGCGGCGGATGCGTCGCCTTCACGACGGCGACGTAGTCGAGTGCTTTCTGCGACTTGATCAACCGAGCCTGTCCTCGGATCGTGACGAGACGGCGGCTGTTCGCCTTCGACGCCGGCTCGCCGTGCAAGATCAGTCGCACCGACCGCATCATTCCTCGTGGCCCGCCGCCGCGAGACGATGCGCGAGGGCGATATAGCCCGCCGCATCGACGTAGTCGTCTCGATTGTAGACGCCGGTCTGCGTCCTGGCGATCTTGAGGAGCGCCATCATGATCGCGACGTCATGCGCCGTCATCTGCGCGTCGCGCGAGACGCGGCACCATGCGTCCCAGAGCGTCGCGATATTGGCGAGGTTCTCCTCGGGGCGACCATGCGTGCGATGGCGGTCCTCCGAGATGAGGTCGAGGGCTTCCATCAGGATGTGCTTTGGCTTCATTCTGCTCTCCTCAGTGGCTGGACCTGATACCCGCCCCATCCTAGAGCGACGCGGCGGAACGACGAAACGGCGATGGCGTCGAGATCGAGCGAGGACTGGAGCGACGGCGGCTCGATGCGCTCGCGACCAAACCACTTCCGCCCCGGCTCGTCGCGTTCCTCATCACTCATAATTGCTCTTTCCCCCGCCGCGATTGATCGCGAACGTTGTGCCGCGCTCTCGCCTCGTCCTGCGTCGAGACGAGCAGACTGCCGAGCGGCTGATGCCGAGAGCGGCGGCGATCTTTTCTTGGCTCTGCCCGTTCATTGTCCGACGCCGAACCTCGGCGTCGTCAACGGGCTTGGAGAATTGCGTTGGAGATTCGTTGTAGATGCCCGGCGAATGGGCCACCATCATCGCCGCACTCGATCCGCACGGAGACCGAGCCGGGGGCGGCGCTGCTCGCCAAAGGATGCGCGGAGCGGCGAGACTGCGCGGGTGGTCTTCGTACTCGATCTCCCCGGCTTGAGCGCGCCACCGTTCGTCCATGGTCGCCCAGTTGATCTGCACCTCATCTGCCCGGTCCGGGCTGCGAAGCGACGCGCGTGGAGCGGGGGCGGCGAGATAGGCGACATGCGGAAGCAGTGCGCGCGATTTCGGCCCGATGATCCAACCGTTGCAGGCGGCGTTCGAGACGGCGTAGGCGAGCCGCTGCTCGTCCTCATGCCGAAACGCCACGAGGATCTCGCGGACCGTCATCTGACCGGCGCGGCGAACGGCGTCCGCGATGTCTCTCGATAGGCTCATCGCAGCGCCTCCGGATCGATGTGGAGTCCAAGCGCCCGTGCGAGGCGCGCGACCTGGTAGTGACGGCGAGCGGGGATCGCGCCGCGACGGGACCAGTTGCTCACCGCCTGTGGCGAGATGCCGAGGACGCGCGCGAGCGCGGTGTTGCCGCCGAGGTGGAAAACGAGTTGAGCGACTGTCATGCGGCGAGGATACACCCGCCGTTTAGCCCGTCAAGCGTCGATTGCATAGCGCCATGCGGGGATTGCATGGCAGATTGTGTTGCGCGATGAAACAGGAGGTTTATATTCCTGTTCATCGAATCCACCGAAACCGGCGCTGCGGCGCCACCTCCAGGGAGGCTTCCATGCCCCAGTCGCTTCACCAGTACCGCGCCGCCTTCTCCCGCACGATCTCCTGCGCGGAAAAGCAGATCGCTCTGCGGCACATTCGCAACGCTATTGCGCTGCGCGGGCGCAACGATGGGCACGTCGCTGAATTGACGGCGCTTCTGCCGATGCTGCTGGCGATCGCTCAGGAACGCACTCTGAAGGAATGGGCGGCGCGCGCCTGACGCATAGCAGGGTCGAGGAAACAGCACTCCTCGACCCTGCCATTCCCGACTACCTTCACCCTATCGCAACCGGCCGACCCGGCCGACAACGGAGGACCAGCAGATGACCAAGTGGGAACAGATGCCTCAGGATGCGGGCCAGATCGTCAGCGTCAGCTACCGCTGCGACTGGGATGCCGGCGTGCTCTGGTGCCGCACCTACGACGCGAGCAACCGCTCGACGCTGATCGAGCGCGCGACGATCACCGACGCCGAGCAGGAGTACGACCCGGCGAACAATGTGCTCCCGCCGCACGGCGAGTGGGAGATCACGTCGCGCTTCGTCGCGCCCTGACCCTCCCGGCTACCGCTCGATCTCGGGCGGCAGCAGGGAGCGCCAGGGTGGCGCGCCAGCAACAGGAGGACAACATGCCCGGAACCGGGATACATCTCAACCGAGGCGAGACGCTCAGCGTCCGCTGGATCTGGCCCGCCGACGAGGCGGTCGAGGCCGGCGCGCGGGAATACCTCGCGACAGCCATGATCATTCGCTGCGCCGAGACGCAGGTCACTTTGCATCTCGACGCCCCGGATGCCGAGCGGCTCGCGGCGATTATCACCGAGGCGGTCGCGCAACGCCGCGCCGATCTCGCCCGCGCGCGGGAGGCGATCAATGTCCAGCGTTGAGGAGTTCGACATTCGACTCAGCGAGGCCGAGGCGATCACCGAGTGCGGCGTCGCGGTCCTCAAGCTCTGCCGCCGGATCGTGCGTTTGGCGGACGAGACGCCTGGCGCGCCGCTGATCGACGCCGAGACCTTGATGCGACGCATCATGTCGGACGTCTCGGAGATCATCACAGAGGAGGTCGGCGCGCAGCTGGCCCGCATCGAGGAGGTCCGCGATGGCTCGCGCGCTTGAGTTCGCCGCCGCGACAGCGGCCATCTGGACGGCGATGTGGACGGTGCTGCTGTGGCTCACCTGACCCCGTGGGTGATGCTGGGAGTGCTTTGCACCGGCCAGCACGGGATCGACCGCCACTGCGGTGGCGTCGAGATACCCGCTCAGACCAGGGCAGAGTGCCTCCAGCACGCGG